ATAGAAGGAGATAACTAAATGGATACATTCATAATTATGATTGCTGGATTTAGTTTCTTTAGTGCATTATTGCATTATATGAGCTGGGAAGAAGTCCAGGCAACAAATAGCATATTGAAGTCTTTACTAGAGAGAGACAGAGAAGAATATAGATACCTTAGAGCTGGATTAGATAACGCATTACTACTGTTAGACGATAGACAGCTTGAAGAATGGAATAGTCGGACAGAAAATTATTTAGATCTAAAGTAATTCGATTTGGCATTACTTTGATATTGTGATACACTTAGAAAAAAAGGAAGGGGACACAATGCCAGGATATCTGGAAGAAGACGGGACTTATGTTTCAACAAGTGCGGGCCAAGTATTCGCTAACGTTGAGGCCAGTCTTCAAGAAGAAGAATAATTACTCCAGTTATACGTACGAGAGAGAGCCAGCGCTTCGGTGCTGGTTTTCTTTTTGGAGTGGTATCCAGGACAATTTTAAAAATAGTACGGTATTTGGACGGTGAGCGATATCTCGTTCAGTATCTATCATCACGTGGACGTATCACGGCAGAACGGAACCAACTAACCCCACAACCAATTAGGACTTAATTATTAACCCCCATATGTCAATCGGGCGGGCGCAGAAATATATATGAATACGTCAATATTTACGTGGTAATTTCAGATCAGTGGAGGTGCTGGGAATTGCACCCAGGTTGAGTAAGTAGTGATATTGGAACAAACATCTTACTGCTATCTATAACACCCCCAGAGGACAGTATACTATATATAGTGGGTACTATATGTAGTATTTACAATAAAAACATACAATATGTTGTGTTTCTTATTGTAATCTTTAAATGTCGGATTGTAGTCGTAACGATCCCTGTGTCACTCCCAACCCAAACCAGTTTATTAAGTGTAGTAACAATATGCGCTCTCTCTCTAATAAATAAAATGTGAGGAATGTGGCTTAACCCACGACTGGTGCGGTCCTGCTAGTCCAACACTTTTAGCGACTTTATCTTATGGTACTTGTATAGGCAGGAATACCATAATGTTTGTTCCGATTATTAAATCTATGTTACACTATAGCATAGAGATATGTCAAGTAAAGAAAAAATCACCATATGCGTAGCTTCAGACTGTGTGGTTCCTTTACCAGAAGGTAGGAAGAAATACTGTAGCCAAAGGTGTGCAGAACGTGTAAAGAAGCGAGCGTACAGAGCTAAGAAAAGCGCAAGCGACATACATGTCATTAAAGAGATAGATCCACAGGTCCAGAAGCGTAGAGGTGATTATTACGCAGTAATGAAGAAAAAAAATTTTTTTGCCGACATTTTAGAGGGTAAAAAGACCAAGAAGGAGATAGCTAACATACTTAATTGTTCACCAGCTACCGTTAGTAGAGCTATGGCAGCATATTTGGAAGATGTAGCAAAGGAAGCCGAGTTCGAGCAGAAAAAAAGGGAAAAAGATGATGACGGTTTCGTTACGTACAATATATCGGTAGAAGATTTCTTAACATTCAGAGATGAATATTTTTTAACAGAGCAAGGTAAAAATTATGAGACACCAGACTTTCAAAAACGTTGGGTTGAAGCTATAATAGAGAGCATACTGCACGGAAAAAGGTTGATGGTTTTGTCCCCGCCACGTCACGGCAAGACAGATTTGTTAACTCATTTTTGTGTGTATATGATATGTAAAAACCCTAACATTCGTGTAATGTGGGTTGGTGGTAACGAAGACATTGCCAAGAACGCAGTTGGTGCGGTGCTTGACCACTTAGAAAACAACGAAGGACTTATTCAGGATTATGGAGATTGGGACGGATTTAGACCTACAAATCGCAGTGGAAAAAGCTGGTCGTCCAGTCAATTTACTGTTGCAACTCGAACAGTCTCTGGTATTAAGTCGCCAACTCTTGTCGCTATTGGAAAAGGAGGTAAAATCCTTTCCAGAGACGCAGACCTTATTATCGCAGACGACATCGAAGATCATGGAAGCACTGTGCAACCAAGTGCTAGAGAAAGTACACGAAACTGGTGGACTACAACATTACAGTCAAGAAAAGAGGAACATACAGGAATGGTCGTCATTGGATCAAGACAGCACCCAGACGATCTCTACCATCATCTCTTAAATAACCAGGCATGGGAAAGCATTGTAGAACGTGCGCATGATTTAGAAATACCATTAGAAGATGAAACCTTAGACCATACACCACATTTGTTATGGTCGAACAAACGTTCGCATAAATGGTTATTAGAACAATTACATGCTGCTGAAACTACTGGTGGTAGAGCAATATTTGAAATGGTCTATTTAAATAAAGCAATACCAGACGGTATGTCTTTATTTACAGCAGAGATGATTGACGGTTGTTTAGATAAGTCACGTAACTTAGGTGACGTTCCACCACACACAACATTGATTGCAGGATTAGATCCAGCAAGTACTGGATATCAGGCAGCAGTGCTTTGGGCATATAACATTAAGACACAACAAGTATGGTTAGTAGATGTTAAGAATGACCAAGGTGGTGGTATACAAAAAGCACATAAGTTAATGAAGGAATGGTATGACAAGTATTTTTTAAGTCACTGGGTAGTAGAAGAAAACGGTTTCCAGAGAGCTATTGGTCAAGATAAAGAAATTAGAAATTGGGCAGCTTCTGCTGGTGTACGTATAGAAGGTCACCAGACATACAAGAACAAATGGGATCCAGTATTTGGTGTTACCAGTATGGTTGGAATGTATGAAAACCAAAAAATAAATTTACCTTGGGGTGATCCAAGAACTAAGAATAAAGTAGGAATATTTAGACAACAACTGCTATACTTTAGTCAAGCAGGTGCTAGCAATAGTCGCAATGTGAAAACAAAAACAGACTTAGTTATGGCAAGTTGGTTTCCAATGAAACGTATTCGCACGAACGTAAAAATGATGTTAGCGAATGTCCAGAACGACTATACTCCTAGTTATGCAGAATTTATTAAGAGTGATTACAACGAGGTACCCTGGTAATGGTTTATAGCGCAGACGAACTACTTATTAAAGTAGATGACTTAAAAGGAATGACAGAACATAGTGGTCACTATGAATACAGAGATAGAGTAAGAAATATTTTAAATGGTGGTTCAGCAGGTATTGCTGCGCTACTTGGTGAGAATGCAAAAAACTATGACGCTGACTTACCAGTACCAAATCTAATACATTCAGGTTTAGAACACTTAGCACAAAAATTAGGACGTATGCCAGACATCAAGGTAGATCCTTATGACAACAGAGATAGTGAACGTGCTAAAACAAAAGCACAAAAAATAGAGAGAATAGTTAATAGCTATGATTTAAATTCTAAAATGGAAAAACAATTACCACAGGCAGCTAGGTGGTTGCCAGGTTATGGTTTTTGTGTATGGGTAATTAGACAGAAAAAAGGTCCAGACGGAAATATGTATCCGCATGCGGAACTTCGTGATCCGTACGATTGTTACCCAGGTTACTATGGTGCAGACCAGGAACCTAAAGAAATGGCATTGGTGAGATTAGTACCTAATGCAGTGATTAAACAGATGTATCCACAAGCTAAAGTACAAGTTGATCCTAGTGGTCAATTTCCTTCTGGTTACAGCAAATTTAAATATACAGACGCATATCAAAGAAGCTGGGATAACCATTTAGCAGACGGTACAGAACTTGTAGAGTTTTATGATGAAGACGGTACGTATATATTCTTACCAGATCAAAAACAAATATTAGATTTTACTCCTAACCCATTAAAGTCTGGTCCTAGATTTGTTATAGCTAAAAGATTTAGCTTTGACAGATTACAAGGACAATATGACCATGTGTTAGGTTTAATGGCAGCTATGGCAAAGATTAACGTATTGTCAATCATTGCTATGGAAGATAGTGTATTTACTGAAACAAACATTATTGGTGAATTAGAAAGTGGCAACTATAAACGTGGTAGATTTGCAGTTAACTATTTAACTCCAGGTTCACAAGTTAGTAAACCACCTAACAATGTACCGTATCAGTTATTTCAGCAAATAGACAGAATTGAAAGACAGCTAAGGGTTGGTTCAAGTTATCCAGTATCAGATGACGCAATATCTCCCAATAGTTTTGTCACTGGTAGAGGACTACAAGAACTTTTATCTTCTGTTGACTTAAACGTTAAAGAATATCAGTTAGCATTAAAAGACGCTTTACAAGAACTAGACATGAAACGTTTAGAGATGGACGAAATCCTAAACGGTAAGAAATCAAAACCATTAGCTGGTTACTTTCAAGGAACTGCATATGCAGAGAGCTACACACCAGAACGTGATATATCTGGTATGTATAGAACTAGACGTGTGTATGGTGTCATGGCAGGATTTGATGAACCAACAAAGATTGTATCTGGTCTTCAATTATTACAAGCTGGTATTATAGACAAAGAGACATTGCAAGAAAATATGGACGGTTTAGAAAATGTACAAAAGATTAATGATAGGATTTTAAAAGACGAAGCAGAGCGTACATTGTTTGAGACATTAAAAATACAAGCAAGTCAAGGTGATCCTAAAGCTACTATGGCATTAGTACAAATATATAAATCACCAAACTCTATGCAACAAGTATTAGATAAGTTTTATACAGCAGAAGAACCAGAAGTACCAGAAGGTGAAGCAGCAATGTTAGAACAAATGATGGGTGGCGGTCAAGCTGTACCACAAGGTCCAGCACCAGACATTCGATCATTATTATTACAAGGATTACCACAACAATAATGGCTAGAAAAAAAGAAATATTACCAGGAAAAATTTATCCTTTTAATGTAAATGTTTTTAATAAATTAGACGCAAATGACAAAGTTAATTACATGAAATCACATTCACTTAAAAGTAAAAAAAGAAAGAAAAATTTTTAATGAACGAAAAAGATAAAGTAAATTATCAGTTTTCAGACATCTGCGAAAATTCTTTATTTGATGTATGGCAGAAATCTTATGACCTTATGGACGATATTATAGAAGAAGAAGATGAAGCAACGTACTCTGCTTTTCCGCAAGGTATGATTGTACAATATATTCCAAATGGATTAATAATAATGTTTGGACCACCAGATCAATTAGGAGAAGAATATGGCAAATGGTAGTAGTAGAGATAAAGGTCGTAGAGGTGGCAAAAAGAATACAGCACCAGCACGACCAGCAGCAGTATCAGGACCAGGAAGATTATCTAGAAGAACAGACAGTGTAGCACCGTCAATACAAGACGTACAAGCTATGTCTTCTGAAACATATGGTGAAGAACAACAGCTTGTAGAACAAGTTAGAGACGGTAATATTGTTGAACCACAAACAACTACCGCAGCACCAGTACAACCTACAGGACAACAAATACAACAAGTACCTATGGGTGGTGTTCCTGGAGAACTTGCTAATTTATTTGGACCAGACGTTGAAGGTGGAGATTTAAATGCTTATACACCACAAGAAGAAAAAGTTACATTGGAACCAGATGATGTTTTATTGTTAAGGGCTATGGCAGAAATTAACCCTACTAATGAATTATTATCTTTATTACAATTTGCGTCACAAAGAGCAAGAAGTAGAAATATTCAAGGAATGTAAATGGGTGTCTATTTTAGGGATAACCCACAATCAGAAAACGATTTATATAAAGATATAGCTAAACGCCAATCTAATTGGAAACGTGCGCAACAATCTGTTAATACAGAAGACGCAGCTAGAGCTAGTGCAATAGCAAAGCTATACCCAAACTTTTCTCCAGATGTTATTACATCTATGACAATGTTAAAAGTAAAACCAGAGAGTGAAATACTTAGAGACATATCAAGAACTATTACTGAATACAATGCTAAAACTGTAAAAGATAAAGTGCTAGATCCATTAAAGGCAGCAACAAGGTTTACATTTTTAGGATTTGAAGATTTATATAGAACATTAGTAGATAGACCTATTAACTCGTTTATTGCAGCAACATATGGTGATAAAGCTGAACAGCTTACATTTAGTGAAGCATATAAACAGTCTGGTAAATCTACAGTCAAACAAGTATTTAATCAAATGTCAAAAGGAAATAAAGTTAATTTAGGTGATGGTATTCTTCCACAGTCAGATGTGTTCGATCCACAAAACCCTAACTCTAAATTTTATGATGAATATCAAACAATGATAAAAGGTGGCATTGATCCTAACCAGGCACAAAAATATTTACAAGATTATTTAGGAACTCCTATTACAGAGATAGACGCACGTATGCAAGAAGAAAGTGGTAACTTTACTATTTCTAAAACTAAAGATGGATATCGTGGTCCTTCTGTTCCTATATCACTTGGTAGGTCATTAGCTTTACAAGTTGCAGAACCAAACACAAGAACATTTGATATGGTATCTGGTGTTATTGACGCTGGTAAAGTTTTATTCTTAGATCCAGCTAACTACTTGTCATTAGGTGTAAAAGCTATGACTAAAGGTGGCAAAACATTAAAAGCTAGTCCATGGGTTATAGATAAATTAAATCAGTTACCAGCAGAAAAACTTAATGATGTACAAAAAGCAGCATTAGGTATTCACAATAAAGGTTGGGGATTGAAATTTATAGAAGGTGAACGTGTAAGAGATTATTTATCTAGAGATAAAGGTGGTGGAAGATTAATTGAATACATGGCAAAGATAGATGATCCTAATAAGTTTATTGAAACATTTGATGTGTACGACAAAGAAGTAGTTAGTGCCTTTATGGATATTACACAGGATTTTACAAAAACAGATGAAGAAAAGATAGTAGGAGTAGCAACACTACTTGATGAGATGTTAGGTGTACGTGGTGTTGGATTAGGAGATATTAAACCAACAGTGGGTGCATTAGGTAGCATTATTGGTTCAGCAACTGAAAAATTAGTTGGTGGCGTTGACGCTGGATATGGAGCTATGTTTGGTGCTAAAAAAGTATTACGACAAAAACTTATGGGAAGTCAAGACAGAGCTTCAAGAATTATTGGTACATATGCTAAAGACTTACCGTACAGATATTTAGATAGTAATCAAATGAATGACGCTGTAAGAAATGTTAAATTGTTTATGGATCAAACAGCTATTGAACCAGAAGCTAAAAAGCAAATAATGAATAGAGCTATACGTCTTAAAGACGGTGATACAAAAGAATTATTTAATCTTACAAAAGATATGGTAAGTGTTGTAGCAGATGACTTAGTAGAAAACTCTGGTGTAAAACTAGAAGACGCAGACGCATTTAAGAAATTGTTTGAAAACTCTACAGAAGAAATGAGAGCTTATTTTATTAACCAGGTAACAGGTAATGAAGCATTAAACCCTGGTGCAGCAAAAATGGATATTGTAGTTAACGGACAAACAGCTTCTGTACCAGATCCACATATGCTTACACAGTTTATTAACAGAACAATACCTTTACCTGATCCTACACAATTAGCTAAAGCTATGAACTCTATGTCAATTATTAGAGCTAAAGCACAAAAAGCAGGATTTGGTGATATCTTTGAAAACTTACCTAAGAGTATGAAACAAAAATCTATATCTAAACTTATAGATAGTTACTACGGTGATTTCTGGAAACCATTTGTATTGTTACGTGGTGCTTGGTTATTACGTGTTGTTGGTGAAGAACAGATACGTATGTATGCACGTGGTTATGACAATATCTTTTCAAGACCATTAAGTATTTTATCTTTAGGTTTGTTAAAGAAAACAGACGCTGCTGAAGCAAAACGTTGGACACAAAAGAATGTAGTGTTTGATGATATATTAGGTAATCCATTAGCAGAAGCAGATGAGTGGGCTAAAGCAAGTTCACGTAGATTTGGTGTACATAATAATGATTATCTATATGGTGGAAGTAGAAGAAATGAAAGAACTAGATCTAGAATGCGTGCTAATAAACAAAACCCACAATATTATGACCCTGTTAACAAAGTAGAAGCAGTCGCAGATTTAGCACGTGGTGGTAGAAAAAAATATTCACAATACACACAAGGTGTTGTTAATGAAATAGCTTTTATGAATAATGACAGATTGTTCCAATTTTTATTTAGAGGTGCTAATACAAATGCTAAAAGACAAGCACGATTGGAAGAATTTGTAGCTGGTGACACAGAGAGAACACAAGAAATTATTGGCATGTTTAATAAAGGTGGTTCTGATTATAAAAGAATGATGTCAACACCTGGTGGTCGTTATGTATATGCACAAAGTTATTACGCAAGACTTAAACAATTTGCTGGTGGTAGATTTACAGATGATGTAGATATACTAAATGATTTAGCTACTAAAACTGTTATTGATGAAATAGATTTTACAAAGACACCTTATTTATTTGATACAACTCCAATTAATCAAAATATATATAATTTTTTAACTACAGGTAAATTAAAGTTTTTAGACAGTAAATACGTAGATGAAACTATTGATGATTACTTAGATAGTATTGTCAAAGGTACAAAACGTGAATATAAAAATAAAAGATTATATGATGATGTCAATGACATTTTATTTAAAGAAGACGGTAACTATTTTGATACGTTACCAGAGTTTGTTGCTGCTGGTTCACCAGACTATATAGAAAATACAGGTAAATTAGATTATTACGTTGAACGTGCATTTGATGTATTAATGGGACAAAGAACAGATAACGCTTCACGATCACCAGTATTTAGACAAGCATACTGGAGAGCAATCTATGACTTACTACCTTACATGTCACCGTCAATGAGGAAAATTATGTTAGACGGTGGTAAGTATCAATCTGGTAACAAGTCAATAGAAGTTGCTGGTGCATTAAATGCTAATCTTCCTGGACAAAACTTATTAGCAAGTCTCAAAGAAGACATTGGTTTAAATCCAAATAAACTACGTAAAAAAGAGACAGAGATTAATGAAGATATGTTCAGAAGACGTATCAAAGAATTAAACGATAGTGACAAAAAATTAGGTGTAAAGTTTGAAGATGTAGATGAAAGAATAGAAGAAGTACAAACTACATATGCAGCTAGAAAAAATAAACTAGAAGCAGATCGTATTGATGTACAAGAAAACATTGCAAAAATAGAAGAAGATTACATTATTAATTATGGACCAGATTGGTCAGAAAAAGATTTAACTGACGCTGATTTAGATAGACTTAAAAATTTACAAGATGATGAATATTTAATTGGATCTAAATTAGATGACGCTAAAGCACAATTTAAAGAAGAACTAGATAGTTTATATGAACGTGCAGGATTTAATGATAAGTATGGAGACGCAGAAGCTATAGATAAAATAGCTAAATCAGTTGCATTATCAGAGACACAAGAGTTATTGTATGATTTGTCTAAACGTAAAAAGATTACCTATAACCTTAGAGCTTTGTTCCCATTCGGTGAAGCATACACAGAAATTATGAGTACCTGGGCAACATTGCTTAAAGAAAATCCAGAGATACTTAGACGAGGACAAATAACAGTACAAGCATTACGTGATGATAATCCATTCTCACCAGTAGAAGGTGAAGGTTTCCTAGGTCAAGATGAAGTAACTGGTGAAGAAGTCTTTTATTATCCTATGGTAGATGAACTTGTATCTGACGCATTGTTTGGTCAAGATAGACAAGTAGGTGTACGACTTCCAGGTTACGCTTCATCACTTAACTTAGCTATGGACGTTATTCCAGGCATTGGTCCTGTTGTAGCTATACCAGCTTCTTTTGCTATAGAAGGTAGACCACAGTTTGATGAAGTGCAAAAAGTATTATTTCCTTATGGATTACCAGATGTATCAGAACCAGGTGACTTAGTACGTGCTGCTGGTGCGCCTGCTTGGTTACGTAACTTATATGCTGCTGCATTTTTAATTAATGATGACGCACCTGCAAATGAATTATCACGTATTACAGCTAATACAACTATTGATGTATATCGTGTACTTAAAGCTAATGGTGCTTTAGATGACACACCACAACAACAAGAAGATTTATTAAAAGAAGCTAGAAGTATTGCTAAGAGTTTAACATTTATAAAAGCAGCTTCACAGTTTGTTGGTCCTACTGGATTGAACCCACGTTTTGATATAGGTAATGAAAAGAATACTGCACACGTTTACTCACTACAGATACTTGCAGATAGATATAGAGAGTTAATAGATACTCCACCTATTGATGAAGCTACTGGTGAATTTTTATATGCACCTGGAGATAACTATTCTGCTACTAAATACTTTATAGATGAGTTTGGTTTTAACCCATTAGATATTGCTACACCTAAATCAGTTGTAGTAGAACCTAGACCAGTAGATGAACTAGGTGTAAGATTTCAAAAAGAAAATCCAGAATTGTTTGAGAAGTTTCCACAAACAGCATTTTATTTAGTACCTAACGGTGGTGGTGGTCCATTTGATTATGAAGCATATACTAACCAGATTGCTAATGAACAAAGACAACCATTAACTCCAGAAGAATGGTTAGCAAAAAGAAATCAAGCATTAGGTGATTTCTATATGGAAAATGCACGTGTACAGACGTTACAACAATTTGATATTACTGATCCTTATCAAAACATAATTAGAAGTAGAACACTATCTATTAAAAGAGATATTGCTAGAGCTAAGTTTCCAGGGTTTGACGCTACTATTCCTGGATTACCACAAACAGCTACATTAGATCAACAGTATCAAGAGATTAAAAAATGGTCAACAGATCCAAAAGCAAAGAATACACAAGTAGGTAAAGATGTTAAAAACATATTGAACTACATAAGTAATCTAGAAAAAGTTGCATTAAATAATGGATTAAGTGCAGACGGTTGGAGAACATCTAGAACATTCTTTCAACAAAGACAAAACCTAAGAGAATATATAGGTAAACTTGCTGCAAAAAATCCAGATTTCTTTTTAATAGCAGAAAGATTGTTGTTACCATTATTTCAAGAACGTACGGATTTCTTAGAAGATTTGGAGTATGATTATGATACACTTATGGAATACGGAATATATTTACCTAGGGATAACGAAATATAATGGATAAGAAGTTTAAAGAGCAGTTTATACAAAACATAATTAATGAAAGAGCTATAGATCCTAATTCAGACTTTGGAAAAATACTACAAAGTTTAGTAAACGAACAAGTATCTGATGATGTATTTGTTGCTAAAGTTGTTAACGAATTAAGTTTGTATGATAACAAATATTTATTTAAGAATGAACAAATAACATTTGGTGGTCAAAAAGGAACTACTAGACAAGTAATCATTAATGCAATGAACAACGCTGCTGGCACTGTAGAAGGTAAAACTCCTATTCAATTTTATGGCGCACAAATTACTTTTTCAGATGTACTAAATACATTGCCAGAAGGTGTGAGAAAAGATGTTCTTAAAGGATTAGATATATCAGCAGGTTTATTAACACCAGAAAACGCAGCACAATCAGAAGCGTATTACAAATATCTACAAGGAAAAGTAGATGAGTTTACAAACGAAACAGACTTACTCGCTGTATTAGTTAGACCACCAGGAGGTAAAGGTGCTACATTACATGCCAGTACTGATCTTGATAAATGGATAAAAGAAAATGGTGGTCCATTACAAGCTAGTTTTTATGAAGGCAAAAGTTTTAGAAATAGATATAGGAAGTTTCCTGGATTAGGACAACCAACAGTTTTATATAGACCGTTAATGTCTAAAGATGAAGATAGTGATACATATGAATTTACTGGTGAATACTTTGATTATGTAGAAAAAGTAGACGCTGGTAATGGAAACTTATTAATTGCTAACGAACAATCAGAGTTTCAAAAAATAGCAGTATTTACACAAGATGAAACTGGTACTAAGGTAGAAAAGAAAACATTGTCTGCAAATGAAATGGAAGCATTTGAAGCAGAAGCTAGAGAAAATCCGTTTATTGATTATATGGATTTATCTGGTGATGATGAAATAGATAATCAAGCTATTAATGAAAGACAAATGTTATTTGATACTACTGGTCCAATAGGAGAGTTATCTGCATTCGGTGGTATTACACCAGATTATACAATATATCAAAGACCAGATTTAGCAGAATATATGAAAGACGGATTGTTGCCTTCAGATGTAACACAACTAGAACCTAGAGGTATATCTGCTGGAGAAATAGATCCACAGTTTTTTTATGGTGGATTTGATCACATATCTGGTGTTGGTGAAACATTTAATGGTACAAATAAAATATCATGGATATCATTGTCTCCAGTAGAAAAGAAATCAATACAAACAGATTTATTACAAGCAGGTTATTTATCACCAGACGCATTCTTTTTAGAAGCTGGTGACTGGGGTGCAAGTACATCTAATGCGATGCAAAGTGCTATGGCAGACGCTAACTTACAATTTCAAGATATAGGTACATTCTTAGGTGAAGAAAAAGAACGATATAGAAATAAACCACCATTGCAACAAAGCTATTATGTAGAACCTAGTCCGCAATTTGTTAAGTCACAAATAGACGCAGCATTAAAAGCGGCAGGTGTTAAGCGTAAATTATCAGAAGCAGAAATGATGGCATTGTCTGAATACTATATACAATCAGATTTAAATCAAGAACAAGCAGACGCAGAGTATAAACGTAATTTAGATATGGCACAAAGAATGTTTCCAGAAGCACCTACAAGAATACAAGCACCTGCAACAGCAGGACAATTATTACAAGAACGTGTTGAGAATATATTTGAACCAGAGCTTACAGGTTTGGCACAAGAAGAAAAAGAAAGAAATGATTTAAGTTATCTCTTTAGTTCTTTAAATACTTTTGAAAATATGATCGGAGGATAATGGATCCTGACGATATAGTACAACCAGACACACCTACAAATGTAGTAGATGATTTTAAATTATCAGGAACTATGGGTGGTAATACTACACCTACAGGAGATAATATTGCTTATGCAAATGTTGAAGATTTAGAACAATTTATTCAGTTTGATAGAAAAGCAGAAGGCAATAC